GTCTTCAGTCTATTCTTTGAAGTAAAGCTTGGTTTGAAATCTGCTTGCTCTCCCCAATGGTCGGCAAGATTCATTACTTCAAAAAGACTTCTTTCTTGATTTAAGAAGTCTTGGGTGTTTTTATTCCACTGAGCCATAATTTAAAATGCTCCATACTTATGTGCGCTAGAATCAATATTGAGTCTATTTGACTTGGTAATATTAACTTTTGGTTTCTGTGGTGGATAGATGTATTGAACCATCGCACCAGGATACTCTTCCTGAAGCATCCAAGTTAATTCATCATGCGTAGGAAGACCAGTTTCGGTTAAAATTTCAATACGGAATAGTTCACCATTATAAATGATGTCAGCACTATAAGTTTCTCCTACTGGTTCTGCATTTTTTCCGTCAGAATGTACATGAAGAGTTCCATTGAAATCTCCAGCAATGTTTACTGACTCGGATAAGAACTCTTTGTAAGACTTCATATCAGCCTCCAACAATCTGAACTTCTTCTACCACGATATTTGAAGCACCAGCAGTAATCTTTACACATCTATGAACATATGCTTGAGAACCACTGGTATAGGTATAATTAGCAGATGCAGCAGACGAATCAATATCAGTTGTAATTGTAGTACTAGTAGCAGCAGTAATAACTTTACCTGCAGTGTCAGCAGATTCAAATGCAGCATCAATTACAGAAGCAGCATCGATAACTGCAATATAATCACCAGTGCTAAATGGATGAGTACCTGAAGTTAATCCAACTCCACCATCACCAAGAGTGTATACTGCAGTGGCAGAATCGGTTGCAGCAGTAATTCCTGCTCTTCCAGGATTAACTCCCTTCAGAAGAACTGATTCACCTGCTAAAAGTTGAATCGCAGGACCATCATTAAAGGCAATTGTAGATGCAGTAGTAGCACTCACTCGATAAATACCAGTTCTAACAAGTTGGTATTCTGATTGAGTCGCAGTAATACTATTCGTATTTAAAACATTAAGAACGGACATTTATGTACTCCGAAGTAATTCTTTCCTATATTTTATTTAGTTTCTTTTGCACTTTGCTTGAGGAGTTTTGCCAACTCTGATGTCGATCCAACAAACATAGTATTATTAACTGTAGTAGGACCTGATTTAGTTGCTGCTTTTTCATCGATGTCTTTCATCTTTTTCTGGAGGTCGATTAGTTTGTCAGCGACATCCGCAACATTTTTAATGAGTTGTCCAGCAACTTCATATGCTCTGGGATGATCTGAACTTCTAGCAACATCAAGAATACCGTCGATGGCTTCCTGACCTTTCATGACAAGATTATGAAGTTGTGCTCTGGTGACTTCATAATCTTGTTGTAATTCTGGTTTCTGTGAAGGAGCAATGTCTTTCACTTCTGGTTCAACAATAATATCTGTTGATTCCACATCGAATACTTCATCTAATCCTTCATATGTACTCATAACGGTTCATCCTCACCTGTAGCTGGGTTCCATTTTTGCATATCTGTAAATTCAGAGAAAGTTTCACTAAATCCAAAATCATCATCCGAACTTGCGTCAATTGGATCTGGTTCAACTGTATATCTTTGAACTCTAGGTGCATTTACAGTATCCATAGAAGAATACGTATCCACAATTGCTTTTCTGATCTGAGTAAGATCTCTGACAGGACCATAAACATAAGTCTTAGCAGTAAATTTTAATGTGTAAATTAAAATTCTAGTCTGATCTAAATCACCTTCGTAATCATCTCTATATGATACATTATCTAAATTGATAATGATATCTTTCGACTCATTAACGTCTGGTAGCATATTAATTGATATGCTATATGATGGTTGGAAAAATGGTAGAATTTGCTCTACAATTTGTAAAGCATCGTCTTGATTTTTAGAAATAATATTTAGTTCAAATTCCAAATTATATGGAACTGGCATAAAAGTTTTTTCTGCATCAACTCTTACAACTTGAGTTGGAGCAACTTTTCTTGAAGTATCGTATTGAATGCCTGATAGTTCAAACGCAATTCTAGGTAAAGTAATTTGAACTTTTGCCTGAGTTGGATCTGGAGTTTGTCTTAAACGGGAAAGAAATTTTTCTGCTGGACCATATGCCAAAGGAACTTTCATAACCTGAACATCTGCTCCATTAACACGACGAAGTTGAATGTTGTTGAACAAAGTTCCAAAACCAACAATCGTCTTCTTAAATATTTCGTGATAAAAGTAAGTTCCTAACATTAGAATTTATCTCCCATATTTCCATGTTCACCAAAAGGATTATTTTCTGTAAAGTCAAGAATAAGATCTCCTTTGACCTCAAAGTATTTATTCTGAGCTCCTTCAATCTCTCCCATAGAGTAGGAATCTAGAATATCTACAGTCCATTCAGCACCAGAATCGCTGCCAGTAACAATTTCATTATCTTTAAATTCACCTGTCAAATTATTTAGTACTAATTTTCTGGTGGTTGAATTCCAAGATACAACCTCACCAGTAGCTCCAGAAGTTCCTCCTGTTACTACTTCTCCAGCATCGAAGGATCCTGTTCCCCCTACCGCAAAAGTGAGATCTAAAGTATATCCATCTTCATCTTCAATATCGTCAACTTCATCAATACCAGTATCAAGATCTTCATTACTATATTGAAATAACTCACACTTCATTTCCCAAACATAACCCTTCCCCAACTGGTAGAAAGGTTTCTCGTGCTCAACAAAAGTAATTTGGTATAAATCACTAGCCCATGGAGCCCAGATCAAATCACCTTCATTTGGACGACCTTCTATGATTAAAGATGCATTATCATCGACAGCACTAGTGAATCTTCTTCTAGAAACTACAAATGTGGTCTTATCTTCGATTCTAATACCAAACTTGGTTAGAAGATCTCCTTGTCCTTCCCATCCATCTACGGTATTGCAGTATGCTCTAATTGGATGCGAACTTTCAAATCTAGACATCGTATCTTCACCAAACAATTCATCCTCTTTCACCAAAGTTCTTGGGATATAGTAAATATCCTGACCATAGATATCAATTGACTCTGTTATTAGATTCTCAAGTAAATTTTGCTCTGCTTGAGTTCCATTTAAACGGAGTCTACATGAAGGTACTGGATCTGGTGATTGATTGCAAGGATCTGACATAGGATTATCCGATTAGGTCCATTGGAGGAAGTTCGTAGGTATTTCTTAGTTCCTCTTTTAATTTATCTAGTTCTTCTTTTGCTTCTTCTAGAATTTTTCTACCATTTAGAGTAACTCCACCTAGCATCTGAATTCCATCATATTTACTTAAATTCTGACCCCATTGCTCCTTGAATAATGCAACTGCATAATCTTTAAGCCAATGCTCATTCCAAGTTTTTGGATAGATAACTGGATCTACTCCCATGATACAATCAACAACGATATACTCACCAACACCCAACTCAGACCAATCAATATCTACATATAGTTTATTGGTGCTTGATGTATATCTAAGTCTTTTGTATAATCTAGAATTAGTTACCCAGTCTAAAGTTTCTAGATAATTTTGAACCATATAATAATGAAGAATCTGATTATTAGTAAATGCGTAAATATCATTCAAAAATAATTGATACTTAATATTAAAAATATTACCAGGAATCGATGATGATTGACTAACCTGTGTATATACGTTATCTACTCCAAGAACTCCAGGTGGAAGTTCTACATATGGATTTGATTCCAACCAAGAAGTACCAGTAATAGCAGAAGAACTGGTAGCAACAGATTTCATATTTTCCGTCACTTCAATTTTTATGAGAGACTTATATGAACCTTCATAATGAAATTCTTGATAATGACTAATTGCCTCATCAATAAGATCTTCTAATTGTTCATCGCAAACGTTAATGTCAATAGCAGGGTATCCAAGTCTCCTTAGACACCATGCCTTAAATTCTGCTCTAGTTTCTGGTTTCGATGCTGTCATTTGCTAGTTCCTCCTTACCATGTGTCGATTGCCGTTCTCTTCCAAGTGTTAGTAGCAACACAGATATAAATGTAATCAGCATCATAACGAACTTCTCCAGCGGTTCCTGTTGCTGTTGCTGAGGCAGGAGCAGTTGCAGTTGCAATTTTATCTGTAGTGAAAGTTGTTGGAATTCCAGTTAAATTTGCATAAGGAATGTTGATATTTGCAGATCCGTCGAAAGATACACCAGCAATAGTTCTAGCAGTTTCTAATGTTGTTGCTGTGGATGCATTACCAACCAACGATGCCGTAATTGTACCAGCAGTAAAGTTTCCAGATGCATCTCTGGCAACAATAGTACTTGCTGAGTTGTTATTTGTTGCATTTGAAGTGATTAGAATATTTCCAGAAACACCATCTCCATTTGCTACACTTAAACCAGTTCCACTTACGGTTACGCTTCTGGTTGCTGCTGAACCTGTTGATGTTCTGGCAATTAAACCTGTAGTTGTTAGTCCTGCAACTGCAGTCAAATCAGAATCTAATGGTTGGGCATCAGTGATTCCGTAACCAGATAGAGTTGTTGGATTTGTTCCAGAAGTTACAAGACCCTTAGCATTAATAGTAACAGATCTGTAAGTTCCAGCAGTAGCTACTGTTGCAAGGGTTAATGCGGTTGAGGCATTTGTAGAACCATCGACCGACATTGAACCAGTAGCATCTCCAGTAAAAGAAAGTGTTCTGGAGGTTGTCCACTTTCTAGCATCTCTGATAGTTCCAGTTATATCCGCATTATTGAAAGTTGCTGTAGAATTTACAGTTAGAGTATCCCCAACAGCGTTTCCAATAACAGTATTTCCTCTTACTGTTAAATTACCTTCTGTAAGAATACTTCCATCTGCAGAACCAATAGTAACTTTGGTTGAGGTTCCATCTGTAATTGTGAAATCTTCACCTGCTCCAGCAGAACCAACAATGGTAATACCAGCATTAGCAGTAATTAATCCTGTAGCAGTGATAGTTGAACCGAATGATGCTGTGCTATCAACTGTTAATGTTCCAGTAATATCTGTATTTGTTCCTACCCATAGTGATTTAGTAATAGAAACACCACCATCAGTGGAAATGGATGCATTTTGATCTGTTGCAGAAGAGGCATCTGTGGTATTTAACTGACGAATAATACCTGAATATGACTGAGTTCCTTGATATTCGATTCCACCTTGATATACTGCGGATCCATAAACTTTTAGATCACCATTAACAACAAAGTTTTCTCCAATATGAGCACCGCCAGTAACTTGTAAGGCACCAGCTAGAGATGGAATAGAAGCACCAACAGGAATAGTTCTTCCAGTTGAATTGGTTATTGTTGTTATTCCAGTGATGACTGCTGCATCATCTATAGTTGTAGTACCACCAGAAGAGTCAATTGTTAAATTGCCTGTAGAAGTATCAATTTCATTGTCGTTAGTAACACCAATTCTAACATTATCAATTCTAGCTCCTCCAGAAGCAGTAATAAGACCAGTTATATTAGTCGTTCCACCAACATAAAGATTTTCTGAAATACCTGTACCACCAGTAACAATTAAAGTTCCTGTAGTAGTTGAAGTTGATGAGGTTCCAGTTGAAAGATTCAATCTTCCAGCATAAATTCTTGCATCAGTTCCAGAGAATACTTCAGAACTATTAGTTGCATTCTCAAGGAATCTATAACCAGATGAAGAGTCATCCCAACCAAAGAATCCTCGTTTTGCTGAAACATCATAGTACCTAAACTCAACACCACGGTCCTTATTGTCATCTGAAGATGGGTTAGTATCTCCTCCAAGAGTTATAACTGGATCGTCAACAGTAATAGTTGTAGCATTTACAGTAGTAGTAGTTCCATTTACAGTTAAGTTACCTGTAATTACTGTATTTGCATTTCTAATTGTGCAAGTACCAGTTGTAGCACCAATAGTTAATGTAGATGCAGAACCACCAAAGTTTATATTTGTGGTTGATCCAGTATTGAGAAGATTGAATGTAGATTGAGTTGAATTGAGATCTCCTCCATCCACACCTAAGTCACCACTCAACGTTGTATTACCATTAACTCTTAATTGACCACCTATTCCAACACCACCAGTTACAACAAGAGCACCATTACTAGTCGATGAGGAATCCGTATTATTTGTAATAGAAGTAACACCAGCAACTCCTAAAGTACCGCTAATAGAGGTATCGCCAGAAGCACCAAGAACACTGAATTTAACGGTATCACTAGAAATTCTTTTTCCAACAAAGAGACCTTGATTGGCAGATGTTCCACCAATATGAAGAGAAGTTGCAACACCAGCACCACCAGTAACTCGTAAGTTTGAGGTTGTATCTGTAGCATGTGCAGGAGTATATGATGCAACCGTACCCATGGTTGCTCTATAACGAACTTCAAGAAGGTTGACTCTAGATGCAGTACCACCAGATCCAGTATCTTTTAACTGAAGAGTACCATTGAGATATAAGTTGTTATTGAATAATGTATCACCTTCAACATAACCTCCACCATCAATTTTAAATGTACCATAGTCTCCACCACTAATTTCCCATGCACCAGTGGATCCATTTTGCACCACTGTTGGCGAATCCGTATTTTGGAAATAGATGTATGATCCTGATTGGGCAGTTAAATTACCAGTTAAAGTAGTTGCTCCAGTTACACCTAAAGTGCTGCGAAGAGT